GGCCGCTCAGTCTTTAACTTCATAAAAGTCTCAATAAACTCATCAGGTATACCGCAATCATTCATAAGTAATCTTTCAATCGTCTGACTCCAAAGTCCCTGAGATTTATCAAATTCTGAAACATCCGTAGCCATTAAAATCTTCCGTTGAGTCATAGTGCTAAACGCCTTACCATATTCGTCCGGGTTCATTCCACTAGCCATTATTACATTGGGTTTAAGAGCATCGCGAACAGCCATTTCGCACGCTCTAAAAATTGGGCCATATATGCTATTCAAAGTTTTAGAATGCGCGGCAACTCCTTGCCCTTCTTTATCGGCAACAGCCGCTGCTACATCCGTTTGAATAGTTTTAGTTATATCTTTTAAAAAACAAGTAACGCTAAACATCTCTGGATCATCGACAAAGTCCTTCACTTTATCTAAATTTTTACGATCTTGAGTCTTTTCCATAGCTGCTCTAAAGCATTCGACTAAAACTTCCTTATTCAATTCAGGTTTTTTCCTAAAAAATTTAGCTTTACACGCAGCATACATTCTGGTTCCCAATGCTTCTTCCTCTGCACCAACTTTACGATTTCTACCATATCTATGAGCGAAAGTATTTAAAGTCTGGAATCTAGAAGACGACTTGAATGTTTTACCATACGAATCGCCTTTAAAAATCTTTCTCTTGACTTCATTCATAGGTCTTAAAGAATCGGTATTAAGTGATGTTCCCGGTGTCACCGCAGAAGTGACCGTTTTTTCAATAATCATTGGTTCTGGATTCGGCACATAAACAGAATTTAAAATGCCAGAAACAGCTAACGGATCAAAAAAACTATTAACACTCGGCTTATGTTCTACCATATCAACAAAATCGTAAGAGTAAACACTTTCCTCTAAAGATGCTTCAGGAACCACATCGTGTACAGTCTCAACTAAATTTTCGAAATTACTAGCCTGGGGAGTTTCCATACAAACTTTAGCAGCTAACAAACCAGTCTCGTCCCAAAGATGCATTATGCCGTTATCCGCTTTAACTCTACTTATAGCTACTCTAACATGAGGCTGACTAGAAAGCAAACCGCAATTAGCGGCTCTACGAGTAATAACTAAATGAGCACCTGGGTAATCTCCACCCTGGCACTCATGAACAGTATTAGCATTTAACCCTAAATCACGCATTTCTTGCTTATCCTTCTGGTTAAAAACTATAACCTGTTCTTGTGGACCTACTAAATTAAAATTAAATTTACTACCATGAACCTGAACACTAGTAGTCACTTTTGTACCGCACTCTATGTCATCATAACCAAAATGTTTTTTAAGAACATTAGTAATGTGTTGACATAACCGATAAGTTTTATTGAGACGTGTTCGCGAAACTTCCACATGATTAAAAAGCTCAGTAGGGGCTTTAGATCTAAGAAATTCCATTTCACGGTCAATAAAACCAATTTGCAGCGGATCATAGGCAACTTTAAGTTTAGTAAAATTTGCTATTCTAAACAGGGCAATAAAGAAACCAAAAGGCAACTGCCCTGCTTCATCGACATAAATATTTCTACAATTAAAATTATTAATTAAATCTAAAGCTACATGGAACGTATAAATTTTACCTTTCAAATTGAATTTTTTATGCATTTTTTGCTCATATTCTAACTTGAGCTTACGAGTGGGAACTATTACTATATCTCTAATGGGATCAATTTCACTTAGAATAGTGTGAGTTTTCCCGCACCCGGGAACACCTTCCCAGACGTGTAATTTATTGGGAACTATGGGCTGATAGGAGACATTCTTCAAAGCTTCAGAAGCTTTAAAGATAGCTTTATAGTAATGCTGCTCCAAATTAGGATCAGCTAGGGCATTAGATAAAGAATCCTTAAACTCCTTAAAAGCAATTTCACAGTCCTTATGAAAGTTCTCAGCAACTATCCCTATTTCCTCGTCCAGGAGACCAGGGAAAGCGCTACCAGTTTCTCTGGTGTAAGGCACTCGATCAAATTCTCCTTCAATTTCTTGCATCGGTCTAAATATGCCCTTAGAGCAGGCCGCAACTTCCTCGTAATACCTAATCGGGGTAGCAACATCGTAACATTTATCCATTAACCAACGGTAAGAAGTATTCCAAAATTTACCCGGTTCTTTACAATCATGACCGAATATACGATGCTGCCAATCCTTAAAGGCATCTCCGAAATAAAGTGCAAATCTTGCCCAAATGTCATTTTTAGACTTTTGTTCTTGACGAATCCTCTTAATAGCCTGCGCTAACACTTGAGTCCGTTTATATCTATCAACTAAACCTAATATATACATAGTTTCAATGCTCTGAAGAAAATCATCATCAGAAGCATTCCATTTTTCCCTAATTTTTACTGGACCAACCATAACGCTTGTTCGTTGAGCCCTACAATACTCCATAAATTTAGTGAAAGTTAACTGCTCATCGGAAGCAGCATTCATCCATTCTCGCGCCTTGGTCATAATATGGGTAGGAACCATAATATCAAACTTACGGCTACCAGGTCCGCAACAAAAAAATTCTCTAATATTTGGGATTCTATGATAAGCAGAGTCAACTGGATCAACCCTTCTTAATAGAATCCCCTTAGAATAAATTTTAGTGACAGAAATTAAGACCATAGGACCAAAACGTCTATTTATTTCGAATATAAGGTTAAAATTTTCCCCATGATAAGAAGCCTTAGTTAAATAATTAAGCCAATTTTTTCGGGAATGAATGTAATTAAAACTTTCATCCCCGGGAAATCCAAATTCTATAAAATCATTAACGGTATTAAAATAGTACGATTTACCATCCTCAACATAATTCTTAAAGAAAGCCAATTCAGTAGGTAAGTGCATCCAAATTTCCGCCGTATTAAGTCCATGCCGGGCAAAAATATTATACCAATCTTCAAAAGATATGTCATATGCCGAATGAATCGAAATAGCGTGAGAAAACTTACCCATGTGATAGCAATTTTCAGCACCATTCGAACAAAAATCCTGTGAAGGAAATCCATTCATCGCTTTAACAGCATTATCATACAAAGTCGAACGCCAATCACGATTTTTACCAAATCTGATCGGACGCAACGAAACACAATCCAGATGTTGACGATAACGCATCTCTTCCCTCGCTTCCGTGATTTTCATGCACGCGTGGGAACCTTTCGGACACTTCTTGATGTACTGCTTGAGATTTGGTCCAATTTCGAGGAAAGGTAGCTTATATTGATAAGCCTGCACGGTCGCAAATTCCAACAAAACCGAAGCAACAGGATGACTGGAAGTAACCAAGGTACCGGGTATGAACCCTCTTGGGCTCAAAAAACTGGCAACCAATTGGGCTTGCTCCATAGTCATCATAAGTTTGGTCTCATAAGCAGAACGAACATAAGATTTCTTATGATCCACCAAAAGAGTTTCCGAAATTTCATTCACAGCGCTCGTTTTGCCGATCGAAAAATCCATCGCAATAAACCAGTTTGTAGAATGAGTGATAATTTGGATCAAT